ATTAGGGCGTTACCCTTATACCCCTGGATCAGGTCTTCCATTTTTCATATTCTCAATCATCTTCTGAAGCTCTGCCGTAGATCCTACAAACAAGTTGTTGGTGATCGGTTGTGCTGCAGGATTATGGGGTTGGTCCGCGACTTGAATGTCGCGAATCTTTTTCTGTAGTTCTAGTAGATCTTTATTTGCGTCGAGCTGGACTTTCATGAGAGTTGCTAGAACTTCAAAAGCTCTAGGATGCTGGCTCTGGTCAGCTATCTGAGACAACTTCTCAATAGCGTGCGAACCATTCTGAATCACCTCGTATATATTAGACCTTGCCATGTTGAAGTCATTAGTCGCGCTGTCGTCGTGAGCTTGAGCAACTATAGCTTTAACTGCGTCAGTTGTATCCAGAGGCGTTAGATTAAGAGCAGCTGCCAATGGATCATTATTAGAAGAGTTCGTCATACTGTTACTACCACTGTGTTCTGTACATATCCAAAGTCACTTGTAGCCGTGATCAAGTTGGGATCAATAGACTGAGAGCCATTGGCGGTTGGCTGACCGTTCGCAGTAAGTCCGGGTTGGACTGTATAGTACATCGCTGGATCAGTAGTTCCAACAGAAGTGAGAAAGTCACCAGACGGGGCATAGTATATAGTATTTGCAAACTTAATGATCGCTCCGGTCTTAACTGGTCCATATAGATAACCCTTGAGAGTAAAGTCAAGAGTCCAAGTCATAGATCTTCTCTCTTTGAAGCTACCATCATACGTATCTTCTTGACTGATACGGTCAAGAATAATTGGTATCTCAAGAGTTATGTTCATCTCTGGAATGAGTTGGACAGTAGTAGTCCAATCCGGAGTAAAGTAAGGCAAGATCTGCTCGATAATCTTGGTACCGTCTTCTGCATTCTTAACATAGACGTGAAGTCTGAACCCAAGATTATAAGCTACCGGTGCGTACTGATACTTCATATTATTAGCATTGTTAGGATCAGAAACGACCGTTCTCTTGATGGTATTGAGCTTGCGAGCTCCGTCGTAGGATATGTTGGTCATCTCAAACGACATCATGGGAAGAGTTGGTGTGGCAGTCTGGCGATCTATATTAGGATCTGCGCCGAGCCTTGCCAGCATCTTGTCTTTTGGACCGTAAGTTACTGGTACCTTGATGAGCTGTGTCATCTGTCCAGCCGCATTTGTTCTCTCTATCAATATGCTGTCAAATAGAGTTCCAAACAGAGTCACGTACTTTCTGATGATGCCGAAGTAGAATGTTTGATTGAACATTAGACAACTCCCTCACTGAAGGGATCCTTAGCGGAGAAGTCAATAAAGTCATTTGAGCCCGTTCCAGGGAAGTTAGTTCCACCTGTATTGAGCGTCTCGTTCTCAGCACCTGCTACTACCTGCTCGATATTAAATCCTTCCACTACTAGATAGTTATCTTCTTCGTCTAACAGGTAGTTATCATTCTCGTCTCTAAGTGCCCAGTCAAGAATGTTGGTTGAGAACTTGGTCTGAATCGCGTCGATCTCTGGAATACCGGTATTGAATACCTCGTCCGAGTACTCGAACAACTCACATGTCATCTCCCAAGTCTGGAGAGCGCCGAGCTGGTAGAACATCTCGAACTTATTAACGTACTTGATCTGGAAGCACTTGTTGTTGAGAGGGAAGAAGATCAAGTCTCCTTCTCGAGGTCTCTCGATCGCAGTGTATGCTCCGATCTCCTCGTTGAATACTCTCTGCGCTATTGAGAACACAACTTGATCCCTGATCTCGAGACCAAACTTAGACATGAAGCTACCGTCGCCGCTGAATCCATCGACTGACTTGATATAGAACTCAACCAAGAATGGATTGGTGTAAGTTGACTGGTCGTCTGCGGTGAGTAGCTGGTCGTAGTTGCCGAGATTACGAGGGACATAGTACATGTCTTCGCCATAGATCTTAATCGCCTCGATGATTAAGTTCTCAAGGAGAAGCTGCTCTTGGCTGGACTTAAAATTATTGAAAGTAGAAATTAGTCGACATAGACCATACCTCCCTTATTCTTATGAGCTGCACGGGCATTACGAGCTATTTCACTTTTTCTTTCTGAACTTATTTTGGCTTTTGCTTCACGCATTTTTTGTTTTGTTTCTTTACTGTGCTTTGAATTTTTACGAGAAGCAATTACAGCCGCAGCATGTTCTGGTGAATTCTTTGAAGCTCTACGGCCTGCATGTAATTTTTCAATGTGTTCTTTTGACCTTATTCTTTTTTTAGCAGCTTCTGACATTTTTTTTCTATGTTCTTCTGAGAACTGTCCTTTCTGCCAACCTCCAAAATAAAAATCTCCATCATTATTGTGCATATTATAAAACTGTTCATCAAGAGAGGCATTTACTGACTTCAGTATTACTGATTCAAGTTTTCTTATATCGGTAAAATTGCCTTCTGCTATTATTTGCCTAGAAAAATCATTCGGCCTTTTTCTATATTCTTTCATCATTGGTTTACTGGAACATATGTATCCGTCGCCTGTAGATCCCTTATGTGAACCTACATATAGTTTATTGGTAAGTTTATCTGTCCAACAATATACGAACGCTTCCATCTGACAGCCTCCTACTTAGCTGATCTGGTCTGCAGCAGGGATCGAGTAAGTATAGACCATCTCTGTTTCTAGTTCTTTTCTCTCTCTAACGGCCTCGTCATAGATCTTTTGACCATTGAACGTTAAGCCGCCCGGCATCTTCATGCCGTCGAACTTCTTGAGGTTCTGACCCCACTGTTCTTTGATGAGTGCCTCGGCGTATCTCGCGAGCCAGCGGTCGCCCCAAGTCTTAGTGAAGGTGTCCGGATCTACGATTGAGTACGCTTCGAGAACGATATAGTCACCGACGTTGATGATGCTCCAGTCCATGTCGATGTAGGCGCGATTCATATGTCTGTTGTAGCGAATCGGCTGCTTACCGACCAGCATCTCTTCTAAGAACTGCACGTGGTTGAGTGCCATGTAGTAGGGAACCATCGATACCGAAGTGAGAGTGTACAGGTCGTTCAACGCGATCTGGTAGCGAATGTTGAACAAGTTGTTGGTATTGAGCGACTGACCGATCGGGAACAAGTTAACGACACCAATGATGTTGTCGGGAAGTGGGATCCAACCACCCTTATAAGCTAAGATATTAGCGCCTGAACCGGTACTGGTGTTAACAGTTATGGTTGGGTCTAGTCTATAGAAAGTACCATGATTGGTTATGGTGACGTTCGTGATCGTGCCGTTGTTGTCGGTGACTAGAGTAGCCGCAGCCCCGCCGCCTTCAATATCTCCGGTACCATTTGTAAACGTGATCGTGTCTGTATTTGAGTAGCCAGTCCCACCGCTTACTATTCTGATCTCGGAGATTCTATCTGGCATGTCTTTGGTCTGGACGCTGTAGCGATAGTACTGCTTGTCTGCGCCGTCAAAGTGGTAGTCCCAGAAGTAGCGAAGCGCTTCGTCTACGCGATCATCTACTTGATCGTCGTCTACATTGATCTCAATTACCGGCTTGCCGAGCTTGCGAAGGCAATATTCTTTAAACTCGGCTCTCGATGCTGGGACTGCCATTTTAATACTTCCTGTTAGTTTTTAATATTTATTGATATTGATCACCCCACATAGGCTTATCTCTAAAATCATCATATATATAGCGATCGTATTCATCGATAGTCGTCATTCCAATGGGCATAGTATTAAATCCGATAATCTGTCTCTTATTACCTTTATTCTGCTCTGTCGTATGTCTTAACCAAGCTGGAAATATAAGCAGTTTTCCTTCTTCAAAAGGACACGTGTATTTATTATTAAAAGAACTAGAAATTTTAGCTGATTTTGATCTATGAATTCTTGTTAACATGAAATCACCTAATATATTTTCAAAAACAGTTCCAGATGGTTCTTCTGAATCTGAGTTAAGATAATACACGCCTACAAATAAAGAATTTCCATGCGTATGAACATGATGATAACCTTTTTTATGGTGATGTGTTCCCCACATACCAGTTATACCCATATCAAAATTAAAACCAAGATCACTAGTAACTTCATATAAACATTCTAAAAAGAAAACCCTAAGAGGATTAAATAAATCAGTTTTATGAAGATTTGAAGTTGTACTATAAAAAGTTGACCTTTTATTTTTTTCAATAAAAGGAAACTCAGCTACAAATTTAGACCACTCTTCTTTATATTTCTCATGTTGATCAAACTTAAAAGTATAAACTGGAATTCTAAAAACGTCCAGCATCTCTTTTGAATGTTTAGTCATCTAATTCACATGCCCCATCTTATCTTAGCTTATAAAGTAACTAGCAGGATGCCATCTTTCATCTTTATTGTTCCAGATTAAATCTGAAAATGTAGAGTAATTTATAGTACTTGAGTCTAATATTCTGCTATAAGTATTTGAACTCTGATTTAAAGTAATTACAGCGTTTGAGCACGGCTGCATAGTAGAAAAATCAAACTTTTCATCGTGTCTAAAAATAGTCAAATAACCATTTATCCAAGCAGTACCACCTTCAACTGACAAGTTATAAGTTGTAATATTATTAGAGCTATGTGTTGATGTTACATCGACAATTGATGTAACAACTTCAGTTTGATTATTTTCTTTTAACAGAGTTGCACCAACGGCAATTGGAGTGCGCTTTGAAGAATAGCTGGAATCGATCCAAGCCCACTGCCATTCTATTTGATTTGCATTTATGATATAAGGAACTATTCTACTATATAAGTAACTTTGATTTCCAACAACATTGATTGTGTAATCTGGACTAAAAAGAGAATTTCCATTAGTCATTAAGAATGTATCATTCAAAAGCCACCACTCACGATTTCTCGTAGTGTAATTGTTCCAACACTTCACTCCTATAACTTTCTTACTATTTCCCTGAAAGTCTTTTACATAATCTCCATAAGCAACATTTTCAATAGGTTTTCTAGTACCATCTGCCATAAGAATAGTACTATTAGCAAAATATGCCATCTCTGTTATCCTTCTTTTGATTACATCCAAGCTTCCAACTTTGACGTCTCACCTTTTTGTTTCCATTCTCTATAGTCAAAGTCATCATCTCTTGGCCAGCCCGTCACGAAATAATCATCAACTGCATATGTGTGGCTACCTGACATGACAAAGTTATAGAGCTTAGTATCTGGCGGTAGATCATATTTGTCTATACAATTTACAACTTTAGATCCGTTTATAGTCTGTAGCACAGTTCCAATATCTATCTTTTTAATTCTTTCTTGTGCATTATCTAATCCCATATTAAATAATTCTACAAAAGAACCATCGGCAACTTCACATCTATACCACTTATTCCAATCATTCATAACTGTTTCATTTGGTTCTATAGATCCAAATTGCTTATCTGCAAAAATATGAGTGTGATCGCCTGTAGTATGGTGTGTATAGTTAATAATAAACATCGGTCTATTACCAAGTATGAGATCTTCAGAAGCTAATACTTGATTTGCTTCTCCAAATGCACCCATCAACCAGTCACCAATCTTAACATCTTTAATAAGTTTCTTAGTACCATCTGCCATAGTAGTATAAGATGATCCTAAGAAACAAGTCCCTCCCATACCCGTTGCTGGAACACATGGTCCTGCTGCTCCTGTAGAACCGGTTCTTCCCGTTGGTCCTGTTGGGCCCGGTGCACCTGTTCTTCCAGCAAATCCTTGCGGTCCCTGCGGTCCCTGTGGTCCTCGTCCGCCCTGTGGACCAATAGATCCAGGAGCTCCAGCTGGACCCTGCGTGCCCTGCGTACCTTGTGATCCCTGCGACCCTTGTGTACCTGCTGGACCAGTGGCTCCTGTTGGACCTGCAGATCCGGTGAATCCAGTAGGGCCTTGAGGACCTTGAGTTCCAACACTGCCTTGAGCGCCTTGAGCGCCTGTTGCAGTTATTAAAACTAGAGATCCATTACTGTGTTTTACCCATAATTTAGCATCTGCAGTATTGACCGCTATCTCACCCGTTAATAGATTAGTTGCAGTTGGAGTAACACCAGTCGTTGTGTTATATGGTAATCTGATCTTAATTGCCATGTTTCATCTCATCGATAAGTTGATGTAATTCTTGAATAGCTCCGACGATAATTGGTATTATCTTAGTTTGATCTAGAGTCTGAATCTCTGGTCCATCTTTATTTCCGGTTACAGCTTCAGGAATAACTTCTTGAACTTCATGTGCTATAAATCCATCGACAACAACACTAGGCTCACTATTAAATGAAAACTTAACTGGGTTTAGCGTTAATACTCTATCCAAAGAATTTACAAGTGAAACTGTATTACTCTTAATTCTATAATCTGAAGGTGATCCTGTATACCCTGTAGGTCCTTGTGGACCTTGTGGACCGGGAGACCCCGTTGGACCTTGTGATCCCTGTGGTCCTTGAGCACCCGCTGGCCCCGGTGCACCTGTTGGGCCAGCTACACCCTGTGGGCCCTGAGATCCAGTTGATCCAGTTGGTCCAGGGGCACCGGTAAATCCAGTAGGTCCAGTTGCACCTGTATTTCCAGCAAATCCCTGAGGACCAGCTACACCCTGTGATCCCTGAGTTCCTGGTGAGCCAAGAGTGCCAGAAGCACCCTGAGGTCCTTGAAGACCAGTGGTGTTAATCTGCACGGTTGACCCACCAGAATTCTTAGTGAATAGCTTACCATCTGCAGTATTAACAGCTAGCTCTCCAAGTACTAAGTTAGTAGCAGTTGGAATAGCGCCGCTGGTAGTGTTGTATGGTAGTCTAATCTTAATAGCCATAGTTATTTCCTATAGTCTTCGATAGTTAGAGCAACACCTCTCGATGTCCAAGTTTGATAGTCAAAATCATCATCTCTAATCCATCCAGAAACTGCATAGCCATTAACAATATATGTATGGCTACCAGAAGTGATCAAGTCATAAACTGGTGTATTATGTTCAAGCGCATAAGATTCTATAGAATCAACAGTTTTTGGCTTCTCATCAGTAACAAGAATAGAACTTTTTACTAGAGGAAGAATCTCACACGCTGTTCCAACGTCTCTAAAGTACACTGATTCGTCGTTTAACTTACACTCTAAGAAAGTACCGATTCTATTAGTGTAGGATTCTACTTCAGGAACAACAAACTTTCCATAAGCTGCAATATGAACGTGATCATTAGTTGTATCATGTTCACCATTGATCTTATACATTAAGCGATCACCAACAATAGTCTGCTTAGTAGCAACCACTGTATTGATTTCTCCAAAAGCTCCGAGAACTCTATCGCCTATGCATACATCTTCAATCTTCTTTTTAGATCTATCAGCCATAGTAACTTGCGATCCAGCCAAGAAGCATGCTCCTGTGCCGGTACCTCCACATACGCCTGGAGGTGGAGATACTGTTCCTGCTGGACCTTGAGGTCCTCTTGCTCCTGTAGGTCCAGCTGGTCCCGTCGCCCCTGTAGGTCCAGTTGCTCCGGTTAATCCATTTGGTCCAGATAATCCAATTAAACCCTGTGCCCCGGTACCTCCAGTTGGTCCAATAGCTCCTATAGGTCCAGTCGCTCCTGTAATACCTTGAAAGCCCTGAGGACCTTGAGCTCCTTGAGAGCCTTGCGAACCTTGAGATCCAGTTGGACCAATAGCTCCGGTAAAACCGGTTGCTCCAGGTGATCCTTGAGCACCTTGAGCTCCCTGTGCACCTATAAGTTGCTTTACC